CCCGTATTACGCCTGGGGTGCGGGCGGACTTGCCTCAAAATACATTCTAGGCAAACCAGTGAAGAAATACGGTGTAAAATCTTCACCAGCTGCAACATGAATGTCATATGCTGAGGCATCCCCTGCATCACACTGCAAGTACCAGTCATAGCCCTCTTCAAAGAACGTGAGGGATGTGTAGTTCTGGCGCTTGCCTGGCGAGAACCTAAATGGAGAGTAATAAGGTAACTCGTATTCGATGCAAGGGTTTAATCGACCACATTGATAAACCTGTCCTTTAGCGCCAGAGAACGGGGCGCCTTCACGAGGTCTAAATGTAGCAGGGTCAAGCTTCACAACTGTAGATTCAGCAGCTTGGGAGTTATTAAGATAAGATGTTGATACTTTAAAGTTGAAGTCATACTGATCTTCTCCTATAGCATGTCTCTGAACATACAAAGTTGGCATCTCATCGCTATTCAATTGCCCTCTAGGCAACCATTTGTAGCGAATGGAACCTCGCCAACCAGAAAATGCAAAAGTGACCCAATGCAACAAGACAGTGTTACAATAATTATAAGGGGCAAGGGTGTTCGTCGTGTGAACGGCACCCTCAACGTTGCCACGCAAAAATGGGAACATACTAAATCTAACCCATAAAGTTCTGTCTTGTGGTGATAATATACCAATAGTTGTCCACAGGTAATAACGTTTTAGCAAAGTACGGAAGGAAGCAATACTTTCTCCTGTGAATACCTTATTGATGTAACTATTATCAGACATTGTAGGTCCCAAATCTTCAATGACCTTATGTTGGGGCGCTGATGGTTCAGCGGTATTTTGACTCTCAGTCACGATTTCCTCTCGACCAGATTGTGGTTTACACACAAAATGTTGAAAGTGATCGTCGGGTACAAAAACCTCAAAATCATCTCCCATTGAGACAAAAACATTTATCTCAACATCATTAGTCACAGTAGAATTGGGGGTGGTCAATTCATTAACAACGTACATACCAACAACACCATTGCCAAAGTCAGAATTTACCGAATATGGTGTTGTACTGTACATGTCTGAGACGACATCTAGACCAGGTCTAGCATGTGTCAACAATGTACGGGGTTGGCCATTAGCGATCTCAATAGTAAAATCCGTTTTATCTGCAATATCAATAACTGACAAATAATTCGTATTGTACTCATTGGATTTGAAATAATTGGGATCGTAAACCACTTTCACCCTGCCCTTATGAAAAGCTGAACAAACTATTTGAAATCTAAACTTCATAGTTCCTGTCCAATACTTAAAAGGCAGTGCAGCCATAGCACAAGCAGGAAAATGGTACGCTGTTGCGGTGCCAGAGCTTTCAGCCCACGTCACTGGGTCAATCCTGGCGTTCCAGAGCATAGTCTCTGGTGGAGCTCCAA